CCGGTGACGAAAGTCTCCTCGACCCAAAGTGGCCGCTGACGCAGGACGTCAGCGAGACGGAGGAGGGAACTGAGACCGTGTCGCCTCGAAAGAGGACGGCAACGCTCCCAGGAACCTCCCACGTTCTTGAAGGGTCGTGGTCTTGTCCTCGCGGTTCTTCTCGAGGCGTCAAGGACCACAGTCTCACACTCATTGAAGTCCATTGTATTTCTACAACGTTCTTCCATCAGAGCGATGAGCTGCGGCCCCCGGATCGGAACTGTATCTTCCTTTCGACTCGCATAGACGGAATACCTGGCGACAAAGTCGTCACGTATGCGCCGTCCGTTGCGAGAGAAGACACGATTCTGCTCCAGACGCCTCGGGAAGAGGCCCTCCCCTCTGTACCCACCCTTCGTGGTCGGAAGCAGGCTAGGATCGAAGCCGCGCGAAACCGCGGCTCCCAACCTCTGCCTTGCCTTCCGACCAACCGCGAGACCTCTTGCCGTGTAACCGAAGCCGCCCATCTCCACCGGAAGGTGGGTCAAGACGCTTCTGTTAAGCCACGGCGACAAGGTCACAGCGACTCGTTCCTGCCTGTTCAGGTGCCTGCGCAAGATCAATGGAGTTGCAACCACTGGTCTCGCGCCGCCAGGCGCTGGACAAGAAGGAACGGCGAAGAACCGGGTACGTTTATCTGTCTTGTTCTTCGTGGCCGGGATACCAACGCCTTCGCAAAAGGTAAAACAACCTTGCGAGACGTAGGTCTTCGAGACGTTGAGGCTGGCGCCGATCATCGAGAGAGCCTGCCCGTATTCATGCAACTGAATACGGAGCTCCCTCTCCGACCGAGCGACGCCAACCGCATCGTCTCCCCGGACCCTAGCGTGCTGGAACGCGCTAGAGGCCCAGGCGGAAACCCAGGACAAGACAGTAAAACTGAGGGGAGTGCCCATCGGACTTCCTCTCCTCCACAACCAAGTAGTGCACTTCCCTTCGGGCGAAGTGTACTCCCACTGGTGGAGAGGATCGAGCCCCAGGGAGGCTCTTGCGAGTGGCGCATCCGATATACGGATGCACTTGGCCTCGACAAGAGCCTGGATGACTACCTCAATGACGTCATGATGAAGGCCGTCCGTCGCCTTAGACATATCCACGCTGGCAAACCAGCGCGTCGATGCGTTAGGCAACGGAGGGAGGCTACCGGGCTTGGTCTGGGACGAGTCCCAGTCGGCCTCGGGTCGCAAGTTGCACGATTCCCGGACCCAACTGCCCTCAACATAGTTGAGAGCAGAAGGGATACCGAGAGTGCGGAACTTGTGGCCCGAAGACCGAAGTACCTCGAGGCGACAACAAGCGTAGTCGGTATAAGACCGACGACGCCGCCGAAGCTCGAGGACTCCAAGCGCGCGGTAGCCCTCCATCATGACGTCCTCTCCACCGTCCCAAACGCCTTCCAGAATCCTTCTGCAAGCACTGAAGCAGTACCTGCCGAGGGAGTCTTGAGCGTATGCACGGTACCTGTCGACGACGCTGGCGCGGAGTGGCTCATAAGAGTCACCGCCACGCCACGTCAACACGGTACCATGCATTCGCAGCTGGGAAGCGCGAAGACCGGTGGAGAGGAGGTAGCCATCCAGCCCGCCAAGAGCTGCAGACAGCTCGAAGCAGGCACTGGGGCTCGAGGGCAGAGATTGAGGAACCTTCAGACGTCTCGACTTGCAGTTGTCGAGAACGTACTGACGGACCTCTCTCAATGCCCAGTCCGGTGTGGTCTCTCTTCGTTTCGATTTCTCGATCGTCCGGAGCGCTTCCTGGTGCGCACCTCGTTCCGGAGGTGGCGGAAGCGCTCGCGAGAGTCTCGAGAAAGCGAAGCCGTCCAACTGGTTCCTCCATGCCAACTTGTAGAGACATTCGACGACATCTTTTCGGATACCGATGTCTCCCACAGGCGGAGGAGTATGCAAGGAACCAGACCGGACGACGTGGCTCAGTTTCTTCAGAGTGAGACAAACGTGTACCCATCCGCCGGGGCGTTTGAGCGACCGCCCGCACCACTCATGAAGAAACCAGGCCACACGAAGAGAAGACCAACCCGCGTGGACAAGACCAGACCAGCAAGCTGTCCAGGCTTGCTGACCAGGAGACGATCGCCTCCTGCGGTGACGGCCGCCACGAAGTTTCGACGACGTGGCGCGCTGTTCCGCTGGGGAGGCCCTTAGAAGAGATGGAAGTCTCTTCCAGGTGTCCTGCTCCAAGCGGG